AGAGCAGGAGGAGCAAGATGCGGCGATGGCGGCCGATCCGGAGGTCCTCGCCGTCCCGCTGTCATCAGAGGCCACTCCGGTCCCACAGTCGGACTACGTGCTCGCCCCACCGGCAGCCGACACGGGTGCCCGCGTGCCGGAGTTTGAACCGGCGGATGATCCGGACGTCGACATGGAGTCTGCGCACACCGGCCGGCTGCACACCTACGAGGTCAATCCAGAGCCAGAGATCCCCGGGCCTGCACCAGAGGAGGAGCCAGTATACGAAGTTGCCAGTACGCGGAAAACGGCGTGGTCGCACGCCGAGGATGCTGCAATCCGACAGGCGACCACCGGCCGGGATGCGGTTGCTGCGTATCGCGTAGTGTTCGGCGACAACCGTCGCACCAACAGTGCAATCAAAACGCGATGGAACACGATGCGGCGTGCAGCGGAGGCTGCACCGGCAACGACGGTGACGATGCATGGTGCGCCGTGGACCGACGACGAGAAACAAGTGATCGCGGCTGCGACGACGTCGACAAAAGAGGCGATCGCGGCGTACCGGGCGCGATACCCCAGATCCGACCGGACGGACAAATCGATCCAGAACGTCTGGGGTAAGGCGCGCAAGGCAACCAAAACCGCGACCGCAGAACTCCCGGATCCGGTGGTCGGTGTCCCGGATTTTCCCGGCGACGAATACTCGATCACACGGTGCGTCGAGGACACCGAAGATGCGCCGACTCCGGCGCCGATACTCCGAGACGGCACGCGCGTTAGGATCGACCTGCCCGGGTCGGCGTCGCATGGCGAAATCGGGCGCGTCGTGAAATACTATTACGCGACACGGCAGTATCTCGTGTCGTTGGATAAAGCGCCACTCACGGTACGGGTCTCTGCTGACGGGCTGGAGGTCGTTTGAATGGTCAAGAAGTCAGGAGGCCGGTTGCGGCTTGCCGGTCGTCGTGGCGAGATCGTGACGACGATCTACCAGTTGTTCGGCGCCTCAACGTGGGCCTACAGAGACCTTGTGGCGCTCGGGGTGCCGGTGCCGGGACCGATGACGGTCGGCGCTCTGGTGTCAGACGGGTTTGTTGATTGTCTTGACCCCGCCAAACCCAGGAAATACCGGTTGGCCGAACGCACGGTCTCGGGTATCGAGGCCGGGAAGGTGGTCCTGTGACCCGCCCGCGTAAGTGGAATATCCCGCTGACGTATGCCCCGAAGATCCCCGGCGTTATCAACGGCACGATCCGGCAGACGATCCGGGTCGGGCGGAAGTTCAGCGTCGGCGATCTGGTGTCGTTCCATGGGTGGGCGGGAAAACCATATCGGTCGAAATGGTCGTTCCGGACCCCGTATTATCCGCTGATAATGGCCCGCCCGGTCGTGATCCGGCCCGGCGGGATCGAATATCTCGTCGGAAGCGGGATGGCGTATCGCGCGTGGAGTATGCTCGATGAGATCGCCCTGCTCGACGGCATCGAGCCGCCGACTGGAGAGGCGCTGTGTATAGTGCTGCACGGGATGCACAAGATCCCCGGCGAGGGGATCGAGGCGCAAATCCTGCGATGGAGGCCGATCCCATGACCCGGCCGATCCTCTACATCTCCGGTCCTTATTCTGCCGGCAACGGGCGCACGGTTGAAGAGAATATCGCAGTCGCGCGATCGTATGCGGCAGCGGCGTGGCGGCAAGGGTGGGCAGCGTTCTGTCCGCACCTCAACACAGCGTATTTTGAGACGTTGTGCCCGGAGATCCCTCACTCGGACTGGATAGACGGCGATATCACGATCCTCAGGATGCTCAACCCGTGCCGCGCCGCGATGTTGATGTTACCAAACTGGCAGGAGAGCGCCGGTGCACGGTTGGAGCGAGATTGGGCGATCAATCTCAACCTGGAGGTGTTCGCTGCACCGGAGATGCCAGATGCCATTCCGATTGCGGCGGCGTTCCTTTTCCTTGGGGGGCCGGCGATGACCAAACCGCGCCCCGATGATGAGATATCACCATGCCCGCACTACACCCGCGCGATCGTCGGTGTAGGCGCATGTGTGGACATTTGCGGGACTACGGCGACACAGTGCCCGCCGCGCAAGACCTGCCAGATCCAGAGGCGGTGTAGATGAAGTCCGTCACAATCACGCCGGACACAATCGCCGGGTTCGAACGCTGGCTGACTGATCGAGGGTGTTACGCGCCCGGGACGATCCGCGCCGGGGTCACACACGTACGAGCGATGGCAAAAAAAGGGATCTGCGAAATCCCTCTGAACGAAGATGATGCAGTTGCGCTCGTCGATCAGCTATATTGGTCAAGGACTCAGGCAGACAACTACAAAGCAGCAATCAGACGATTGATCGAATGTTGCCGCGCGGAGGTGCTCTAGTGACGCTCCGACCTGCAGGTGAGGCCCGACTCGACCTGCTCACGGACGGGCTGTTGCTGGAGATCGGCGACGATCTCTATGTCGTGCCGTTGCACCGGCTGAAGGCGTTGACGTCTCGGAGGGCTGATTATGCTCCGGTGTCTCGACGGTATCCCGGGACCGACGGGAGGCATCTGGATGTCGAGATCCAGTATACTCTTCGGCGATCGCGCTCTGGGAGCGCCCTGGTGCTCTTGACGCCGGACGGGATCTACATCGCGAGTCTGGCGGCGGTGCTCGACGTGGAACACGGCCTGGTGCCATCAGCTAAGATCTCCAGGATCGTGACAACCGCTGCACAGCTCGATGACGCGACATCGAAACAGACGGCGCTGAAGGGGTGCTAAATGGCGGTCTCTGACTATATCGGGCGCGGGGCGGATAGTATCGTCGTACCGCGCTGGCTCGTCGAGACTACGTATGAGATCATCGAGACGGTCAAGTTGATGGACGACGCCCCGGTTATTGTAGATCGGGTCGAGTTCCATGAGTCTGGACGGATCACTCTGATTTTCAAGGAGCGTGATCGCGATTAGTCTCGACGAGAAGCAGTGCGTCGCGTGCGGCGCCGTGAAACCGTTGACAGAGTTTGTGCGGCACAAGGGGTATCCAGACGGCCACACACGACGATGCAAAGCGTGCAACCGGGTCGCCAGTCGCGAATACTATCGCCGCCGGAAACGCGAAGAAGTGCCGGTGATACCGTCGAAATACGTGGCGTTCACCTGCGCGGTCTGTGGACGCGAGTTCCGGTATCGCCGGACAGAGATCGAGTACCGCAAACGAACCGGGCGTGCGCTGCCGAAATATTGTTCCGACGCCTGCAACGGCGTGGCGTTGTCAAAACGAAACCGGAAGAAGGCGAGCCCATGACCGGCTACCCGCCACACATCCGGGCCGATCCTCGCCCAGGCCGCAATGGGGGAGAATTTGTGATCATCATCTGCCAGAACTGCGGCAAGGAGTTCCGGCTGCCTGAGTGTAGAGTCGCATCCCAGGTACGGCAAACTGGACAGTATCGGCAGTTCTGCAGCGCCCGATGTCGCGGTGCATGGGACCGGAGGACTCGCCGATGACCTGTCATGGATGCCGGCACCACTACCGCGAGCGGCATTGGTGGTTATTCGAGATCGATTTTTGTGGACTCAGCGGCGATGTGGTCGGGTTCGAGTGCCCGCTCGGATGCATCGAGACCGAGGGTTGCCGCGCCTACGAGCGCCCGCCCGCGTGGCCCGTGGGGGCGATTGCGTGACCAATGACGTGACTGATGACGTCTATGTGTGGTGCGGCCGCTGCGGGCTGGCCATCGAGCCGGAGATCCGGAGCGAGTTGATCCCGTATTGCAAAACGTGCCGCGAGGAGATCCTGCTCGATGCACCGGATCTCGGAAAGGCACGACTCCGCAGCATCCGGATGGAGGAGGATTTGGGGGTGCCGCATGAATCCATGTGAAATTTGTGGAAGAGCGTTACCAAGGTTTACGGACCCGGAATATGCGACGACCGGCAACCGAATGGTGATCTGGTACGGCGGCGGTCCTTACGCGATCTGTGCCGACCATTCTACGGACGAGATGCTGCTCTGGGTGGCGGAGACCCTTGCGTGTGACGCGGACCTTGCGCGCCGGTATCGGGAGAAGATCGAGGCCGACCGTGTGAGCGTCTACGTTCTTGACGGGTTGACGGTCGAAGTGACACTGCCCGGACCGGCGATGACTGGGCTGGAGAAGAGTGTGCGCGACGCAATGGAGGCCGAATGAGCACCTACCCGCACAAAGCCGCACAACGCCTGGAGGATCTGGAGCCGATTAACGCGCCGAAACTCCATGACCGGATTTATGAGGATATCCTCGTGCGCGGGTTGGAGTATCGACAGAAAGACGCCGATGGGTTTGCTGACGGGATCGCGCTCCTCCGGAAACTGCGCGATATCCACGCGGAGTATGTCCAGCAGGCAGGACCGTTCGCAGACCTCTTCGGCGAGTATCTGGAGTGTTCCGGGCAGACGTCTGAACGCGCCGGGCAGTTCTTTACGCCACCGGATATCGTCGATATGATGGTCGAGATGACGTTCAACGGCGTGGATCTTGCGCGGGAGAGGCCGTTCACGGTCTGTGACCCGGCGTGCGGCAGCGGGAGGTTCATGCTCGGGACGGCGAAGCATTTTGTCAGACATAATGCCGGCTGCCTGAACTTCTGTTTCACGAACGTGGACGTCGATCGCAGGATGTTCGCGTATTGCACGATGAACGCGGTCCTGAACGGTATCCCTGGGATCCATATCCACGGAGACACGCTGCGGATGGAGGTCTGGGATGCGTTCGCGACAGTGCCGATCGGGCAGGTCGCGCCCTGGACTCGAGTGCGGCCGGAGACGGCGAAGAGATGGTTGGTGAGCGCACTGGAGAGGCCGGATGCGGCCGTCGCGCCGGAGAGTGCGCCGTCGGTGAAGACGCGGCAGACGACGTTGGAGGGGATGGCGTGACTGACCAACTCAACGATATCCTGATCGAGTGTTGCCAACTCCGAGGCGTCTACCCGCTGATGCACCGGACACTGCACGAGTTTGACTGGTTCTGTTCTGCCGTGATCTGGGGATCCAGTGACCGGCTAAAACACCGTATCGCCGAGGCGGAGGATGCCGGGGGCGAGACAATCGCCAGCATGTACCGCGACATCCAGGCTGCAGAAGACTCGATCCGGGAACGGTTCAAGAAAACTCACTTCGACTACGCCGACGGCCTCGAACTAATCCGACTCGCGGAGGCGTTCCGGATCTATTGTCGTGAGAGGTACGCGGGCGAGGCAGAGTCATGAAATTCAAGATCGCAGAGACTCGGGAGGGTTTCCGGTGCCGGGTCTGCGGCCGGCGGTTTGCGACCGAGGAGGCCGCATTTATCCATCAGTCGTATGACTGTTCCGGCGCGAAGAGGAAGAGCCATGAATAGACTATCGAACATAGGACAGCGGGCCGATCAACTGCCAGGGAGACGGCCCGCCGGACGACCACAGACGAGATTTACGAAGGTGATCGACAGTGATATCTAACAAAGTTCCAGCGGATAAACCTTACACCTCTTCGGCGCAGTACGGCGCCCTCATTCCTATCAGCGAGGTGAAGTTCGACAAGAACGTTTACCCGCGCAAAAGCTGGAGCACAGCAACAATCGAGCGATACGCTGACGCACTCGAAGCAGGTGCAGAGTTCCCTCCGATCGTGCTCCTCGAAGGATCAAATATACTCCTTGACGGGAAACACCGTCTTGAGGCGCACAAAAAGGCCGAGAGAACAGAGATCGCCGTCGAATGGCACATGGTCCCTGAAGGCATGTCTGCGAAGTATTACGCAGCACTCCTATCGTCAAGGCATGGCGACAGGATCTCAAACGCAGAACTCAAAGACATTGCAATCGAGGACTTCGAGGCAGATCCTAAACGCAACGTGGTAGAGTGGTGTCAGCCGCTTGGGATTAGCAATAGGACTGCGTATAGGTGGGTCTCTCATATCGTCGAGCGAGAGAAGGCCGATAGACAGAGCAAGGCGTGGCACCTCGCGCAACTCGGGTGGACGCAGCAGGAGATCGCAGATCTGCTCGGGGTAACACAACCAACCGTAGGGGCAGATATAAAAAATTGCCACTTGGCAAAAATTTATAACGATCTCCCGAGGGGTTGGAACGAGCAACTCCTCGCCGACACTGCGAAGAGGCTCAACGTCCCTTATAAAGATGCTCTCGCTGCGGCGATGGCGAACGAGGACGACGACGCACGGTTCAAGCGCCTGGGTATCAGTTCCCGCCCGTATGACGTCTGGAACTTCGCGAAGAACCACGACCTTATGGGGAGCGAGCACCCCGGGCGAATCCCGGGAGAGTTGATCGCGCACGTTCTCTATTTCTTCACGCAGCCCGGCGACCTCGTGGTTGACCCTATGGTCGGCAGCGGCACCACGATAGACGCCTGCCTGCTCATGGGGCGAAGGTGCAGAGGATACGATATCGACCACAGACACGAGAGGTTCGATATCGAGCACCACGACCTATCAACAGGATGGCCTGAAACCGTGAAGAAGGCCGATCTGGTTTTCTGGGATCCGCCGTACTTCGACAAGATGGATTCGGGCAACCTCGAAGGAGGATATGCCGAGGGGTCCGTCTCCGGCCTGCCGCCCGAAGAATACCTTGGATGGATGGCACAACGGTTCAACGAACTCGCAGCGTGCATGAAGGAAGGTGCGGTGTTTGCGTTCCTCATGTCACAGTGGGTTCCAATAGAAGGGAAACCCTTCGCCGATCGACCAGCAATCCTACTCGTGGACTATATAGACCTAATCAGATGTGCTGGGTTGACAGTCGCTATGGAGATCCAGTGCCCGCTCTCCTCGCAACAGTTCAACGGCGCACAAATTCTCAGTATGAGGAGTAAGAGGAAGATCGGGATAATCTCACGGTCTCTTCTGGTGGTGAGGAAATGACAAACGAACTCACCTACATATCAACCGAATACTTCCGCAAGTGGTTCTCGAAACCAGAACATAGAGTCAGTTTCGGAGGAAGAGATCTTGCAATAGAGTACGAAAACTGGCAAATCGAACCTCCAGTGATGATGGCGTTCTATAATTATCTGGCAGAGAAAGGGGATTTGTTCACGCAGAGGGAGTTCTTAGATTATTTCTGGACCCTACCTTCTCCACAACCTAAAGAGACACTAGAACATAGAGATATCAAAGGCATCGAAGCAAGGATCTCTCGGCAGTTCTACCCATCTGCCATGAAAACGGTGCATGCATGGGCGCTTTTAGTAGAATCTGGGCACTTTGATAGGTGCCTGATAAGTGCGAGAAAAGATTTTGTCGGGAAAGTTGATTTGACCGTTATTTCTGATGAAAGCGCGGTTCTGGTCGCGTTCCGCGATGATACCGTAAATTCTGAAGATTGGTCAAGGATAAAAGAAGAAAACGTGTCCGGGATGCGCGGCGTCAACGAGGACGCAGTAGAAATTCTTCTCAAAATCACTGATAAACTGAGATCTGACGCACAGATGACTGGGAATTTAATCCTATACTCCATTGACGATCTTAAACCTGTCTTCGACGCTGCCGGGGTAACATATGTTCCAAAACATACCAAAGTCCCTACGAAACGGTATATTCTCAAACAGAGGAAGACGGGGCAGGTGCAGTTGTTTGATTACGTGCTGGGGGTATCCGCATGACCTCCGTCCTCTTCCTATCCGGCCCATACCCCGGGCACCCAGATATCCCGCTGAACGATATCGTCTGCGTTGCCGAATTTTATCGCGACGCTGCCGAAGACGCCGGATGGACCGTAGTCTGTCCGTCGTTGTGGCCGGATGAAAACGCATGGCGATCGGGGCGCGAACTGATCGACCGACTCGACAGAGACACCGATGCGATCCTGACGATGCCAAACTGGTTACGTGACGACAAGGCCGTAAGAGAACGCCAACGGGCACAGGCGCGCAACCTGAAGATATACGCAGTAATGGATGGCAGACCGATACCAACACCGGAACAACAAACACTCTGTCCACATTATCGCGCCGTGTTCTACGAGTCAAGCGACCGCGAGACGTGCGACGCGAACGTGCGCAGATGTCCTCCGAACGCCAGGTGCCCGCTGCGCGCGAAAATATTACGGAGAGAGCGCGAATGATCCCATCCTCGGTCGCAGGACAAGGTATTGCAAGCCCGCTGCTCCACGATGTATTCAAAGCCACGCTGGATTACTACAGCGAGGACGTAATTAACATTGTTAGAAAACGGGTTCGGTCAACTCTGTTTGAAGATCCCGCGTGGTCGCTGAACCGTATCAGGCAAGAGAGGCACGTTTCGTCACTCTTTGCTGATGATCTGACTATCGGGTTTATCGACGTGGTATGGGTCTTTGACCACACCTCAGAGTTGCACGGGCTACGGAAAGGACTATACCACGTTTTCCACGAGATCAAAACCGGACGGTTCGACCTGGACCGCGATATTATAGAGAAATATACTCAGATGGGGTTCAATAAAAAGAATGTCGCTGGAAGGTGGACGAAACAGCGAGTGGGAGGAGGGAATTCGCAGTTTTGGGTATGGGCATGGTATACTCAGATTGCCAACACCGTTTCAAAATCTCCAGAAACTGCTAAAATGTATAAGCGTGGCATTCTCCGGTTACTCCCGTTAGAACTTCTGTTCCCGCTAATCGAAGCAGAACTCGGGAGGATCGGGTTTGAGTACACCGCGCCGCCGGTTACTATCCCTCAAGAACTCCCCGGGATCGTGCTGAACGGAGATGGGTGCTGATGACTCCCTCAACGCTCAGCCCACCTCCATACTGCCGCGGGTGCCCACACCCGACCTACGACAACCGACACAGAAAGGGGTTTCAATGGTATTGCCGTCTGCATTCGCCGACAGGGATCCCTTGCACGAATATTGAGGTGCTCAAGGAGTGGTGCCTCAGAGTGCAGGAATACATGGAACGAGAGGAGGCGGCGACGTGAGTGGCGATGTAGTTCTCAGGATACCATACGACGCAACGTCGTTTCATAATGCATTGGAGAGTCTCAGACAACCGTTTCCAACCGCAACATATCAAGAACGGCAGGTGATATTCACACGAGCACAGGAGTGGACCGGTGTCACGGTCGCGCTTGACGATGCCGCGTACATTCCTCTGAAAACAGAGTGGATGCCTACAAAAGACCGGAAAACGGATGATAATGTCGAGGTCCTCATCGCAGGAAGATGGCCGCAGGAGATCAAGGATGCGATTGCAGATGGTAAAATTGCCAGAATCAGCGCGACGATAATCGACAAATTTTGGAAGATGGTGCAGAATGGCAGCGGGAAGATCGTGGAGACGGAGAGGGGTATCAACGTCCCGACCGCTGATGGCGATGCGACGCCGGAGAGCCCCGTGGCAACCCCGGAAACGGATGCCGGCAACGTTGAACATGTGCCGGAAAAATGCCCGGATGCGACACCGGTTGCGGCGCAAGAGGAAGAGGCGCGTATAGCAACCGGCGGTTTATCTTGCGAATCCGGACCTGCCCGCATCTCTCCACGACTCAAGCACGTCGACGGTTGGACGTGGAGCCATATCGTCTCCGAGATCCGGGTGTGGTCACAGTACTACCCCGACCCGATCCCTGACCCGAACGATATCACGGAAGACGAGGCCCGGCGGCTCTTGAAAGAGATCCTTCAGCACCCAGATGTGCTCGATGCCGAAGAGAGGCAGACCGTGGAGGCAGAGGCGCAATTGGTGGGGTATCGCGATGGTCGCACGATCGCGTATGCGATCAATGTCGGAGTTGCCCTGCCAGACCCGACTCCTCCACCGGCAACACAGGAATTTGATTGTACCGACGACGGAAACGGGAGCAGACTCGTCGCACAGTACCGTGATTCTGTCAGATTCTGTGACCATGAGAAAGCGTGGTATCTCTGGAATGGGATCCGGTGGGAACGCGACGAGACCCGGCGCATGCTCGCGCTCGCGAAGCGCGTCTGCCGGACTATTCATATCGAGGCCTCGACGGCGAGCGACGACCGGAGGGAGAAGATCGGGAAGTGGGCGATCGCGTCAGGGATGTTTCCCAGACTTAAGGCAATGATTGAGTGTGCGTCGCCGGCGGTAGCTGTGACTCCGGCAGACCTCGACGCGAACCCGACGCTCTGGAACTGTCTGAACGGTACGCTTGAACTGGATACCGGCGTGTTCCGGCCTGCGAAGCGCGAGGATCTGCTCACAAAATGTTGCGGGGTGACTTACAACCCCAGGGCAACGTGCCCGACATGGCTCGCGCATCTGGATCTCGTCTTTGCCGGGGACCGTGAGTATATCGATGGGTTTCAGGAACTCTGTGGGTATGCGATGCTCCAGGACAATCCAGAGCAGATCATGGCGATCCTCTATGGCACAGGAAAGAACGGCAAATCGGTGACGGTCGGTGCGTTGGCACGCATATGGAAAGATTATGCTGTGAATGTCGCAGCCGAGAGTCTGATGGTCAAGCGGAGCGAAGGGCCACGGTCGGATCTGGCGCGACTCAAAGGTGCGCGACTCGTCACGGCGTCGGAGGGCGAGGGAGGAGCGTATCTCGCAGAGAGCGTGGTGAAGCAAGTCACGGGTGACGATACCATCACCGTGCGCCGGTTGTACGAGAACGAGATCGAGTTTAGACCGGGAGCGAAGATATTCCTCGCGACGAACCACGAACCCAGGATCAGAGGAACGGACGAAGGAATATGGCGACGGTTGTGGCTGATGCCGTTCACCGTCACGATCCCAGAAGAGAGACGTGACCGTGGAATCCTCAAGCGGTTGGAGGCCGAGGGGTCCGGGATCCTGAACTGGTGCCTGGTCGGGCTCCGTCGCTACTACGAGAACGGATGTCGGCTTGCGCCGCCGGAGAAGGTGGTTGCGGCAACGAAGCGGTTTAGGTCGGAGAACGATGTCGTCGGCAGGTTCCTCGCTGATGAGATGGTTGCCGAACCGACCGGGGTGATCGAGCGGGCGGCCCTCTACAAGATCTACACAAAGTGGTGTGAGGAGGAGAACGAGAAACCGGTCTCGAACCGGATGATGATCAAGTATCTTCGCGAGAAACAGTTCGGCGAGCGCAAGATGGGTGGAGCTTGGACGTGGGAAGGTCTCCGGATCAAGAACCGGATGGAAGAGGAAGAGGATGAACGACGTGGTTCGACACAAGGAATGTTGTGATATGACAGAGTTTGCAAGGCACGAAAGGCACGAGGTTTCTAGAATAGTTGAGAAGCGCAGAGTCCAAAAAAGTTTCATGTTTTTCGTGCCTATATGCCCTGGCACGAAAGGCACGAGAAAACAGAAACTTTGTGATAACCACGAGTCCAAAAAAGTTTCAGGTTTTTCGTGCCCCACGTGCCCCGAAAGGCATGGAAGGCACGAAGAACCAACAGTATCCAGAGTCACGAGTCCAAAAAAGTTTCGGGATTTTCGTGCCTTCGTGCCCCAAATCACGGCTGGGGCAGGAATGGCACGAACAGGGAGACTTTTCCCATATGCGCGTGATAATAAAAAGTTACGATCCTTCGTGCCATTCCTGCCCCAACTCACACTTGAGGAGAATCTCAATAATGGTAAACTCCAACTACCAAGGTCCTCGAGGAGTGTCGTTTCCATTGGAATTGTGACTGGCACTCTCTGCACTACACCCCGGACAATTTCACCCGGGCCACGCTGCCACAAGTCTCGCGCCACGCGCTTCGTGCGACCACACTTGACGACTACTTCGCCGTCGCGGACCTATCGCCAGTTTCCTGTTGTTCACGCGCCGGAGGTGGCACGATGAGTGTCAAACTCTGCACCGTTGCTGACGATCTGGTGCACCTCATCGACATACCGCTGGAGCAGGCACAGGTTGGCTACCATCTTGTCAGCGCGAAAGGCATGTCGATCGTCTACGTGGCCGAGGACGATATCGACCGTGCGCGAGTGGCACTGGAAAGGTTCGGCACGTTCCGGGAGGCGGAGTCATGACCACGCCGAAGAAGTGCGCGTTCTTCGGACCTGAGGATAAGTGCCTCTCTCGGTCGTCTCCTCGAAGAGTCTGCACACTCGCGATCAGATCCCTGCCACTCACCTGGTGCCGGGCATACCAACCAGAGACTCTGGAGGCGGAGTCATGACGGCCAACACCCCCGCCTCCCGCAAAGCCAAGGGCAGGAAATTTCAGCAGCAGATCCGGCAGGACCTGGTCGACCGCCTCGGTATCGACCCGGGCGACATCTTGTCGACGGCGATGGGGCAGTCTGGTTGCGACCTCTACCTCTCCCCGGCAGCAAGGGAGAGGTTCCCCTTCGGAGTCGAGTGCAAGCACCAGGAAGCGATCGCGCTCCCGGCGTGGTGGCGACAATGCACCCGGAACGCAGCAGCAGAGGGTCTCACCCCCCTCCTCGTCCTGAAGCAGAGCCGGCGGGAGCCGCTCGCCGTGCTCCGGTGGACCGACCTCCTCGCGCTGCTCCGGCACGATCACCGATGGCAAAACCTCGCCGAGGGGCTGATGGGGGGCGAGCAGCCATGACCTATCCGATCACCTGCCCAAGGTGTGGCAGTCGCCGGGTATCAGTCGAGAACTTCTGGGCAGACTATGATTATACGATCCCGATCCCTGGCCGGGATGACCGCGGTCCGGCAGTCAAGGGGGCATGGTTCTCCTGTTGGTGTCAGGATTGCCGAGCAGGGTTCGAAGTCCGAGCAACTGGGTTTGAGGCATCCATCGAATCCACCATGCCGGAGAGTGCCGCGAAAGACGCCGTATACTCTCTATCAGAGGGTGGGCAGCCATGAGGCGCGTCTCTGTTGGGCTCGTCCTCCACGTAGAGGACGATATCGCTGCAAACCACGAGGCCCTGATCGCATACCTCGAATCGCACATCTTCGATGATGGGCTCATAGGGTCCATCGTCACGACCGCAGACATCACCGATCGGGTCGAGGCACGACTGGAGGAGATGCGGAGGAGGCGGTCACCATGACCCGGATCATCCGCGTCGACCTCTGCGACGAGTGCCCCCACGCCGCCGGCTCCCGGAGCTGCCGGGCAAGCCAGTGGTGCGATGAGGGGGGCATCCTCCGCTGTCGAAAGTTCACCGACTACCCTCTCATCCCAGAGTGGTGCCCGCTGGAGCAGGTCGGCCCGGACTGGCGGCCGCCGGCAGAGGGGGGGGGCGACCGACCATGACACAGCAGCGATTCATCATCGCCTTCGTGCAGGGCACGGCGGAGGAGCTCAACCGGACCTTCGTCAAGACGCCAGGCATGACGGCCGTCGAGGTGCCGGAAGACACCTACGACTTCCTCTACAACTCGCTCCTCGAAAAGGCGGTATCGGAGAGGAGGGCGCAGTCATGACCCCGCCCCCGGGCCACATCCGCCCCGACGGCCGCGGCGGGCTCCGCGTGATCATCGAGGAGGTCGAGCACTGGTTAGCCCCTGTTGACGCCGCCCGCCTCCTCCAGGAGAACGCCTTTGTCTTCCTCTACGACCCGGACCCGGCGCCCCTGCTCCGGTGCGAGCCGCGCCGCCGGACCGGTCACGTCTTCCCCTCCAACCCCGCCGGCACCGAGACCCCACACCTCCTGATCACAGTCTACCCGGACCGGCGATACCTCGCCCTCACCGCCGAGGTTGCCGCAGTCCGGGGAGGGACGAGGGATATCTGCAAAGTAGTTTCCGCCCCTAAAGGTGAGGCCTATGTCGGAGCATGAGGTCTCGCGCAAGGTCCACCAGCGCCTCGACGAGGACGTGGTCCGCCGGCTGCACGTCCTCCGGGTGCGATGGGACTACAAAATGACTATATCGGATGTGATCCGAAGACTGATGCAGGAACGAGAAGGATGAGGCTTTGGACTGACGGGGGGTTCCGGGCATCTCTCTCGGAGAGAGAGCGGGAACAGTATGATGAGCTGTACGATCAAAGCACGTCGGCCGCCTTCGATCGACTCGGTGCGGCGTTCGACGACCTGATCGCGTCGATTGCAGAAGCCTACTCGATAGGTCGATGGTGCGATCGGCTGGAGGCACTCCTCACGAGGATTCGTA